AAGAAGATTTTTACCTTTTGCATATGAGTTAAATGCACGAATTTGATTATCCGTTAGTGGTTGTATTTTACTTAATTGTAAACCAGACGGTATATCGAATCCTTGTTGTCTAAGAAGTCTTCTTTGTTTTTTTGTTAATTTTTGTTGTTGCATTTAACCTCTTATATTTTACTATTACCAGGTATTGATGTTTGATTTATAATGTTTACCTTTAATTTCCTTTAGTAGATCTTTAAAGTTATCATCTGGTTTTACTCTACCGACTCGGGTAGGATCAGCACCACCTGGAAAGCCGTGGATTAATTGTTGCATGTGCGGGTTTTCTTTTAGAAAAGTATCACGTTCCGTAATAGTCATAAAGTCGATTATTTCTTCATTTGTTTTTGTATTCAAAAATTTATATGTAGGCATTAAAAATCCTCATCTTCCATAAAATAATCAAGATTATTTGCGCGAATTTCATTCTTAAAGCGTTTCAGTTTTCTGCGATCGACATTTTCTTGAATTCGTTTCTTATTTAATTTGCGATCTTTATAATCATCAAAATCATCATACCCAAATTTATCAATATTACGACGGCGTGATTTACCCATTGTAGTCTCCAAATGCCTCCTTAATTAAAGCTGCTGTGATGTTTTTATATGGTAATTTTTTGTCTTTTACGTGAATTAATAAATCAGCATCCTTTGGATCAATAGATTCCAAAAGTTGAATGAACAATGTTTCCCTTCTTAGTTGTGTTAATGTTGGATGACCTCCTTCAACAAACAAATACAGTTTTCTTGCTTCTGTATATAACATACCTTGACCTTCGCCAGTTGGCATAGCTGTAAATGGTGGTTTGCCTTTAGGAAGAAGAAATTTGATATTTGGATTAAACGCGTGTTCAAGAATAAAATGCAATTGTTTCGTATAATTAGCTCTTAGATAAGCAATTTTTTCTTGTTTTGTTTTTAATTTAGATGCTTGTTCCAAAATTTCAGAAATCATTAAAATCATTTTTTGTCCTGTTTATTTAAAATAATCATTAATCGATTGTGTATCTTGTTTTTTCCATATATTGGGTTTGTTATTGAATAGCTTTGTTTCTACTCTAGAATAACCCTTACTTCTAATATTTTTATTAAACATTCTACTTATAAATTTTTGATCAATATCAATATTATTTACCTTATATGTAATAAAATGTCCAATCGATTTAGTATTAAATGCATTTGCAATTACGAAATATTTAGGTGATACTTTTCTACAAATTTCATTAAAATGTTCGATGGGATCCAAAAAATGTTCAAAGTATTCAGATGCAAAAATAATATCTACTGTTGAATCAATTTCGGATACATCTTCAATCATATTGAAACCATATCGTTTAGACATCAAGTTGCAAAAAGTCCATTGTTTAGTATTTTTTAGATTTGTACCATATACAGTAGCATTTGGATACAATTCAGTTAAACTACTAGTAGAATATCCAATTCCACATCCAATGTCAACCACTATTTTGGAATCTGAAGTTAACTCAACAAATGATTGACCATTTGGCATACATGCTTTAGAAATATCGCGAAGATATCGTCTGCTATATGTTGCAAAACAATTCCACATATCAGTAAAATAATAATCATCATTATAAACTTGATATGCTACATCCAACTCATATTTAAGCAAATCATCATACCATTTGTCGGTCAAATGATCAAAATGAATATTTGTTTTAATATAATGTTTTGCCTTATCTATATCAATATCATATAAACTATTGTAATCCTTTAAGAATGATTCCATCAAAAGTGATGGTTTTTCCTTTATCAACATTATTTCATGATCCTATTATCAAAAATCATTAACATATTCCATCAATTGCTTAAGTTTATATTTAGAAAAATAATCAAGTAATTGTGATTTATTACCCGTTTCGATTTCATTAAAGTTATTTAAAATTTGATCCTTTAATGGTTCAGGTGTATATGTCAAATCAATCAATGCTTGATTTCTAACAAAATTTCTATAGTATTTATTATTATGATCATTTTTAATATTTGCAACTGATTCAAATACTTTTTTGGTAATTCTATTTTGACGCTCACCTAGAACAAATACATTATCAGGACTAGCGATATTTGGTACACCATCACCAGAATCACCACGAACAATATGTTCAAACAAATATTCAGATGGATTTTTTTCTGTAATATATTTCTTATTCACGGGATCATATTGTTTTACATTTTTTTTATGAAGTTGTCTATAATCCTTATCACCAGAAATAATAAGAATATCCTCATTGGATGTATGATGACAGATTGTACCAATGATATCGTCTGCCTCAGCACCTTCAACTTCAAGAAATTTATATGGAAAAAAATCTTTCAATTCAGTTTTAATTTGTCCCATACAAGTAAAAATAGCTGACCAATCGATATCTGATTCGTCCCTAGCCTTTTTACGTGATGCCTTATAATATGGAAAAAACTCTTTCCTCCAATTTTTATACGAATCGTTGCAAATGATCAATTGACCATAATCTTTTTTAAATTTCATATTAATGGCCCTAATCACATTAAGTGCCATATGTCGAAAAAGATGTTCATCAATTGGAATATTGGTATGTCTACCTACGTTTACGAAAAATGTAGAAAAGATAACCTGATTAAGATCAAGTAATTGCATTAGTTTGGCTCATGTGGTTTGATTTTAATTGAATGCGCAAGGAATGAAAATGATCCATCTTCATATGTATGAAAACCAGTTTGTGCTAGATCATGAAAAATATGTTCTTCATTATGATATTTACAAATCATAGCTCTAATTGCTTCATATACTAAATAAAAATCATTCTGTGCAATTGTATCGATTGGGTAATCGTAACCACATGCGACTAATGTTTCGATAACAGAATCCGCTAATACATTAGTTACATCGATCATTTGCATTGCTTTAAGATCATCAATCGCTTCTCTAATCTCTTGATACGATGGACATTTTAGATCAGGATTAGATGTGACTGATGTTTGTTTTGGAAACATAATAATGTTATTGCTTGTTGTCATTTGAATGTTCTCAATAGTAATGTATGCTCATTAAGCCTACCTGTTGCTTCAGCTTCTTTTGTTTTTAAAGCTTTAATCGAAGCCTCAAGTTTCTTTTTTGGTTCAGTCAAAACTTGAAGCAATACATCCGATGGTTTTCTAACTGTTTTTGTAAATGATTTAGTTGGATCAAAATTAATAATTGTAGTACCTTTGACAGATAGTTTAGTCGTACCATCCGTTTCTAGTTTTGTCACCTTTTTTGTTTTTACATTATATATCCATAGAATACTACTGTCAATAATTTTTGTTGGTTCGATTGAAACAATGTTCAATTCATTTGAACTTTGAGCATATTTAATGCCAGATACAAGTTGATCCGCAGTTTTTAATTTTTTCTTTCTTGGTTTCCTAATAATACGTTTATTCTTAACATTACTAGCAGAAAGATCAGTAATGAAACCATTTACTTGTTCAATATAACGTTTAAGATGAAGTTTCTTTAAATGTTTATAGCCTTCACGGAGTGTTGCATCAGATTCAATACTTTGAAGTTCAGTCAATAGTTCTGTATAATAAGCAATTGCAGCTTTGATATCAGTACTATTAGCACCTTTCACCTTATCAATACACGATTGAATTGTTTTATAATTACTTTTATAAAAAATATCAAGCAAGTCATCAAGATCAGCGATAACTTGATTGGTAGGTTCTTTTAGTTTTTTAACATCTACTATGACTTCTACTTTTGCGGTAGATTGTTTAACTGATGACAAAAGTTCCTTGATATGTTTCCTAAGACTGGATTCAAGACCTTTATCAACAAGACCACGTGAAAGCAACCTTGCGATACTTGCGTATGTTTGCTTTAGTGACTTTTCATTAACTTTTTTAAATGAAGCAATATCTTTGGATGAATATTTTTGGTCCTTCATCCATTCTGGAATCCATTTTTTAGAAAGTTTGATATCACATGAATAATTGTACCAATTCATGTATCTAACGATATCGGAATTGGTTTCAAGGCCAGTAATAATTGGCTCTTCACCAATTACTACTTCATCAGCGACCTTGATTTTTTTCTTGACTCTAGGCATTATCCTATCCATTCGTAGTGTGACACGCACTTGATACTATATCACGTATTCAGGTGCTTGTCAACCATCAATTTTGTAAACAAACTCTTCATCCTTGACTAGATCACGTGGTAGTGATCTTAGTGAATTAAGAAGATTTCGCCATTCTTCGGCTCTTGTTTCCCAATTATAATACAGATCAGCATAATTTTTTTGATTGAAAAGTTTATTCTGTAGATATTCATCATTATGTAGGGTCATACCAATTAGTTGATCAAGAAGTTGACAGAATGTACCAGCGTGTTGGCTTTTATCATCTAAGAAATTATACATAAAGGTCCAATTTGAAGCGGTTTCGTATAGTGCACCAAAATTAGGATGTAGACAAAGAAGTCCAGCACTCATCGCTTCAATTAATGAAATACATGATGTTTCTGGCCAAATGGATGGATAACCAAAAATATGCATTTCTTTAAGATGTTCTCTCAATTCAGAATTAGGTGTAAACCCATGATAAGTCATTTTTTCATGACCCTGAATCTTATCATATAATGGTTTATACGCCTCATCCCGTTGTTCCCATCCATAAATTTTGAAAGAGGAGAAAACATGAAGATGGATATTATCATACTTCTCTGTTAGTTTTTCAAATGCTGGAACTAGCAATTCTAAACCACGATGAGGTGTTGTATGATAAACAACATTCACTTGTGATGGAGCTTGTTTAAATTTTTCTGAAAGATTGATATCGATAGGTGTAATAGCATTTTTTAGCACCACGGTTTTAGACCATGGGATATTAAATGTTTCGATATATTTTTTCCACGCTTTATCTTTGGTCATCGAATTGAACGACCATCCCTGAAAAGCAACCTTGATCTCATCCCAGTTGGAAATTGCATCGCCGACATAAAGTTCATATTCATCACTCTCATTCAACAGATGAAAACGAATCAGATTTTGGTTTCGCATGAATATTCTATGCTTTTCTGGATCGTCAAGAACCTTCTCTTTGAGAAGGG